GGGTGTGGGTTTGTGTGAAGATTTTCCCTTGTGGTTTTTTTTATTTATGTATTATTTTTTTTTGTTCTGTGTCTTCCTTGACGCTTTGTTTTGTGTACGCTCCTATTATATTTTTTTTACTCCAGTATGTCAACTTTTTTTTATTTCGGCGTGTCGTTTTTTTATTGACACTGTGTCAATTGTTGTATATACAACAATCTACGTCCTGCTAAGTTACGGTAACGTAACCGTAGCTTACCTCCCGGACGGCAGGTAGGTGTCTTTTATTTTTTTGCTTCATTTTGTTTTTGGGCGTGTTGTTTGTTTGTTTGTGTTATAGTGTAGTTATCGACTTCAAGGGAAGGAAAAATAAAATGAACACTATTATTGCAATCGATTGGGCGCGTGATTGGGTTGTGGTTTCTTTTACTGACGTTGAGAATGTTTATACATTCAGTCTTGGTGAGGTTACCGTCTTGAGCAGTGCAAAAGCCCGTATCCGTCGTATAATGCTCAAGCAGTATGGTATTACGCTTTCTCGTATGAAGTTTGAGAAGTCTACTAACGGTATTGACTATTACCGCTCTAGCCGTGTTGATTGGTGATTGGAGGTAAATGAGATGAATATTGTTGGTGTTGATGTGCATACCGATAAAAAAGTGCCGGTGGAATTGGTTGTCGTTAAAGGTGATGAAGGTTGGACTTCGTTGATTTTTGCTGACAATATTACTGGTTTTGGTATGTGGCAGCAGACTGGAGATGAATCGTGGTATTTTGATCCTTGGGTTGATGATGATTACGACTTGTATCATGACCTTGATGCTGAGCGGGTTACGGGTATCTGCGGTGCTGTTTGTGGTCTTGACTGGGAGGTTTCTGCCAATGATTATCTTGCTGAATATGGGTTTAAGCTTGGTCGATTTGATGTGGCTAAGGGCGATAGATATAAGTTGGTCGAGCTTGGGGAGAATGACATACGGGAGGGTTTCCGCATATGAATGCCAGTATTGTAAAGTTGCGGCAGATAGTTCGTGCCATCGATATGAATGTTGATTAGGGAGGTTTGTCATGTGGTATTTTATTATTACTGACGATGGTTTTCAGGTGTTTGAGATTTTGCCTGATTGTGTGAAGCCGAGTAGGAAGTTTTATGCTCCTACGCTTAAGTCTGCACTTGATGGTGTTTTGTCTCATATTCGTGGTGCTTATATCGAGCATGTGTGCGTGGATATCGATAACGCCACGTTCGATATTGATGGCGTCATGGTTGGTATGGTTCGAGTGTCTTTGGTCTGATTAGAGGGGTATTATGGAATGGCATTATTTTACCGTCATTGATGAGTTTACGGGGTTGAGCTGTAGGTTTCGCTGGTGTGAAGCGATCTGCGATTACTGTGGGGTTGAATACCGGTTCCAATTGTATTGCGGACTCTGCGGGAAGTATGACCCTATCATGGATTTTGTTGATTTGGATAGTGGTTTTGAATACTGCCGTAATTTTGATTTCAAGCATTTTTATAGGGATTTTCATGTATTTTAAGGTGTTATGATGATCTATATGAGCATTGTTGTCGTTCTGTTTGCGATTCTCATGATCGCTGCGAGTGCGGAAGCATTTTGTGAAGCGCCGCGTGATATGCGTGACGTAATGTGTTTTTTGGTCATGCTTGTTGTGAGTGTGGCTATTGTGTTGGTTTTTGTAGTGAAAGGTTTCTGAAATGTGTATGAATGATATGAACGTTGCCGTGTTTGCGTCCCCGTTTGTGGGCGGTGGTGTGCGCTTGTGGTATTGTCCTCACGGCCATCGTTATGAATTGCGGTATGCTGTCCAGCTTCGCACGTCTTGCGGTGGCGTGTGTAATGCGTCTGCTTTGTGCGCGTATGATGCTGGGGACGGATCTCAAGTGGTTGACCTTATGCTTGATGCTATTGACATTGCCAACACTCCGTTGCTGGATAGGGATTAGTCATGTATTTTCGTGGTTGGATTCATTCGTGGACGTGCGGTGATTGCCCTTCAGCCGATTCGTATTGGCGGTTGAGAGCGTTTTGGGCGGGTGTAAAGCGTAAGGGTGATGCTTTTACGCCGCCAAAACGGTGCCCGAGTACCGATCTGTGGTTTGATATGTGGTGGCTCGGCGCTGAGTCCGGTAGTGAGGAATTGGAGTTCTGAACATGTATGAAACTTTTGTCGCACTGGCGTATCTGAGATATAGTGATAAACCGCCTATTGAAGTAGGCTACGCCACCTCTTACGATAAAGCCGCCGAGTTGGTGCGCAAGTGGGCGGCAGTGCCTTCGCATACGAAGAATGTCGCCTATTTCAAGGTGGAAAGGCGCTATTATGTTTAACCGTGGCAATGATCGCACGCCAATCTATCGACTGCGCCGGTTTGATGATGCGATCATGGAGTCGCCCCGTATTGTCAAGGCCACACGGGGGCATACCCGTGAATTGAATCTCAAGCGTTACGACATGGGCTATGGCGATTTTGAAACGTGCTGCCGTGCCGTCAACATGCTGTGCGAACTGTGGCGTGAAGCGCCTAGCGAGTGGTTTACGCAAGCGGTGGTCACGGTGTCTCAGATCTGCGGAAGCATGTGTATTGGCGATGGACTCGCCGCCGCTTTGTCCAGCACGTATGACGTGGGATATTTGGACGGCACGGTGAATCCGCCTAACCTGATTGCATGGTGCGCGGTGTGTGCGGTCAAAGGGGCTTCATCGTACGACTGTTGTACTATTTTCGATAGCCCGCAGGCGCAAAACCTTATTATTGCCGTGTTCAAAAATTTTGACAGACTCGACACGACACGATATAATGACAGCGAGTTGGAAAAAATCTTACTGCAAGGGAGGTAAAAATTGGCTAGAACCAAAACCGATATTTTCCGCACGCGCGTGTATGCCGTGCTTAAGGGCATGGAGCTTGTTGACGGTGATTTTATGGAAGCCGAGCATGTTATCGACGGACGGTTGAAGGACGCCCGCGCGTATTCGATTCGTGCAAAAAAACTGTTCCCTAATTTCATCCCACGCTCCATCAATATTTTTTCGCAAAAGGTTTCCATGAATGAGGAAACTTTTTACAAGTATGCGACTTTTGAGGAACCGCAGGAATGGAACCCCGAAGAACATACAAACAAACGACACGCCGACATTGAAAATAATGACGGCATGTGATATAAAAGATTTTAGGCATAAGCCTGAAAATAAAAACAACAATGATAAGGGAAGGTAAATATCATGGAAAACACCAACACCGCACTTGTGGCATTCAACACCGAATCCACCGAACTCGGCACAGTCCAGCACTTCATCGACACCTCCACCCGTGAGGGCAAAATCAAGCTCTACTCGGCATTGCAGAACGCCGAAAAGCTCGACGAACACCTTAACGAAACCTTGAATATGGTGAATGCCGTCGCGCAGGCTGTACAGGTGACGGACGATCAGACGGGAGAAGTATCCAACACCGTGCGTGTCATTATTGTGACCGACGATAACAAGGCGTATGCGGCCACCTCCCCCACGTTGGCTGCAGGATTGAACACCATGTTTGGGATCTTCGGAACCCCGAACACTTGGGAAGCACCATTGGCAATCAAGGTGGTGGAACGTCGTTCCCGTCGCGGTTTCAAGTTTTTCAGCATTGAGCCGGTGGACGAGAAGGAAACCAAGTGAGCTTGCTATAATAACTGAGTAACGTTCGTTCATAGAGAGCACCCACTTTGGGTGCTCTCGCCATCTTAAGGACTGTGCCATATGTCTCGGAAGCAAAAGCATGTCAAGGCACGTCAGGCCGCGCAAGCTCGTGCCGCCCGCAATATCAAACAGCTCGGCAGTTACTCTCACTCAAATCTCGCCAAAACCGCAGATCAACAATTAGTCAATATCGCGAAAACCTTGGGTAAAGAGTGGGAGCGGCAGAAGAAACAGGCCATAGCGGAAGCGAAAGCAACCCCCTACCATGCCAGTGCCGCGGAAAAGCCGACGAAAAAAGACTACATGTTTGCCCAGCGCACGCCAATCACGAACGCGCAAATCGACGCGGAACCCGTAGCGAAACGACGTAAACTGCTCAGGCAACAGCAACGAAAAATCAATATGGCACGTCGGAAGATCAACGAATGGAACAAGGAGCAGGCCAAACCGCAACGCAGCGTGTACGATCAGCGTATGGCGGAGCTTGAGGGCACTACCGGCGAAGGTTTCGGACGCACCCAGATCATCCCGTCAAAACTCACGGACTTCCTGCAAATGACGAACGTATTGGGTGACGAAGCGTTCGTGCGCAGTCAATTGGAGAGCGGACACCGTAACGAACTACGGGAACAGATGCATGACGTGGCAGAAATATTGGGCTTGCGTACCGAGCAGAAACTTAAAACCTCCAAAAAACGGAAGACGGATACTCGCCCCGACTTGTATGATGATCATAATTGGCCGTCTTACATGTCACGCGGGCGATATGAAGTGTTCGAGAAGATCTTGGCTACCACGCTCGGCTCGAAACGGTTGAAGCGGTTCCGTCAATTGTCAGCCGCGCAAAAGCGCGCGTTCATCGAACAGACGGACGCCCCGCGTATCGTGTTCGATTGGACGGTGTATGACCCCGTACGACACGGTTTCACTTCAGTGTTCCGAGATAACAGCGAGGGGTATCAGCGTTCGCGCAGGCAGTTTGACCGGTGGTTGTCGGAAGCGGGCGCACTGGAAAAGTAGCTGTGGTCAATCAAGGGAAGGTATATTATGACGGTGCAAGACAAAAGAGTGGGATTATGGTGCGCGGATAACGTCATACGATTCACTGACGGCACCATCTTGCATGACATTACCGCGCCTACCCGCCTATTGGCGTCCATCATGTCGGGCGGCAAACTCACCGTCTACGTAACTAAACCCGATATTTTAGATCCGTTTATAGCGCATGTCGTGCATTCCCTCCCCCATGACGAGCATAATGCTAACCTAAGCTGGGACGCCATCATCTCAAAAAAGGGGAAATTCTTCAGCTTCACCGTGCGGATTGACCGTGAGAACTCGGCACGTTTTTTCGACATATCGAATCTTTTGCGAGAGAATTGCCGTTTGACCATGAACGACACGCAACTGCTCAATATTCTGCGCGAGTATGATGATCACGGCTTGTGCAAGATCACGGCAGGCGGTGCGAGCATGGAAGCGTTCGCGGCTGGAGAGTGGAAATGGTATTACGACAAATTCCCACAATTAGAATCCGAAACCAAAAAGCCACTGCATGACGCCTATATCGGCGGATTCATGCTAGCCAACGAAGGCATGTACAGCAAGGCTATCGACGTGGATTGCAATAGCATGTATCCGAGCATCCTTCGGGACGAATGGTTGCCGTGGGGTGAACCCGAATTGTATGAAGGCAAATACGAACAAGACAGCGATATGCCACTGCACTGTGATGAACTCACGTTCCGCGCGGAACTCAAGCCGGACGGCTACCCTTTTCTACTCGACAATCGTAGTGTCTACGGACTTAATAGGCTCACTTCGACCCGTGGCTATATCACGCGCGTGCTCACTGATATTGATCAACAGCTTTTATACGACAATTATGAAGTGAGCGTCTACAAGCGCGTTCGCGGCTGGAAGTTCCGTCGCTCAAAAGGCTTCTTCAGGTCATTCATCGATGAATGGGGAGGACTGAAACAGAAGGCGACGGGCGAGAAACGGCAGATGGCGAAACTGATCATGAACGCGCTCGTAGGCAAAATGGCGAGTCTGCCAAAAGGATCCGTCATGCTCCCCACCTCCAACGATGGCATAACCTTGGACTGGGGCGTGGCGCACCGTGAGGAATCGAATTTGAAAACCGATTTTCTCCCCGTGCCCGTATGGGTCAACGCCTACGCAAGACGAAAGCTTATGACCGTCTGCCATGCCAACGCCAGCAGGCTGCTGTATGCCAATACGGACGGTTGCATCCTATCCGGCTGGGATCCCGTGCGATCATGCGACATTCACCCGACTGAACTGGGTAAGTGGAAGATCGCCGCCCGATACGAAAAATTGACCATACTAGGAATGAACCGGTATCAAGGATGGAAGGAAGACGGGGAGGTTGACATATGCGTGGCTGGAAACATGTTTGCGAAACCTATCCCCTACGAGCAGTTCCGGCATGGGATGCAAGTCATGGATGACTACGGAACAATGGTCATGCTATAATACTTGTGTCTTCTGAGCGTCGATTTTCGACTGGGAGCAACACGGGCCGGACTGCCACGGCTGAAAACGCCGCCGCCCCGTGAATATCACTATCGTGGCGGTAGTGCCCTACGATTGTCAACCCGCGCTCACATAGGACATTTGAGACCCCGCGTGATTGCGGGGTCATTTATTTTACAGCCGCATGATATAATTTTGATGGAAACATTGCCAATATGAAGGGAGCTTTGCATGGCAGACCCAAATAGTGAAGGTGAGGAAACCACTACTCCGCCGCCGACTGAAGAGGAACAGCAGACGGAAACCGTGGACGATGAGGTCAAGCCGAACGAGGAGCCGGAATCGGAACCGAATCAGGAGCCGGACGTTTCCGCGCGGCTTGACTCAATCGAAAAGGAATTGGCCGCATTGAAGGCCATGATGGACACGCTCGGCTACAACGATCCCGCCCCGTCCGATAACGATAATGATGGCGACAGCGACGGTGACAGCGAGTCCATCGAAGATCTGTTCGACTAACAAGAAAGGTATAAACAATGTCCAATATTCGACCATTGGCCGGCAAGGGAGACGTTGAGATCTTCAACGCAGTCCGAAACGCCACCAGCCCACAGTTCCAGACCCGTATTCCATCCGCCACGCAGGGCAATATTCGCAATGCCGTGGACACCATGCGCAACTTCCCTTACCTTCGTGACGAGTTTACGGGCGTGCTGATCCAGCGTCTCATCGGGCTCTATGTTCAGCACGCGGACTGGGATGATCCGTTGAAGCTCATCGGATCCCCACGCACCTTGAAGCGCTACGGCTCCACCTATGAGCAGGCTGCGGTAGGTTTGGTCAAGGCACGCACCCGTAACTTCAGCAAAGAGTACCTTGGTGACGACGTGTACGGGCGTTATTCGCTCCCAACCGCAAGCGTATTCCACCCGCTAACCTTCGATCATTACTATCCGGTCACTATCCCAGAAGACGCCTTGCTGACCGCGTTCGACGGTGAAAGCGGCATGGCCGATTACATTGCGGAGATCATGAACGCGCCTATCCTCTCGGATAGGAACGATATGTATTTGATGAAGACGCAGTGTTTCGCGGAATACGCGCGTAAGGGCGGCTTCTATCGTGTGCATACGAAGGATGTGGGTGCGGCCGATTCCACTGAAGCTGACGCTAAGAACCTCCTGCGTTTGATTCAGCAGGTTGCCAATGAGTTGAAGGCGTCCCCAATGTCGGCCATGCCGCGATATAACGCAATGAGCTGGGTTACCCCGTGGCGTGACAGTGAAGCGATTCTTTTTGCTACCCCTCAGGTGATCGCCGCGCTCAACGTGGAAGCATTGGCTGCCGCCTTCAACATTGACAAGGTGAACGTGCCATACCGTATCATTCCTATCCCCGAAGATATGTTCGGCATCGGTGGACAGGGTGGTAAGGTGCAGGCCGTGCTCACCACGGAAGACTTCTTCTTCTGCTGGGATGAGATGTTGAAGACCACCAATAGCCCCGTGAACCCTATTGACGGCACGCGCAACATCTTCTACAAGCACCGCGGAAGCATCACCCCGAATCCGTTCGCCAACGCTATCCTCTTCTGGACTGGAGAAGGCTCCAACGAGTCCGTGACTCTGCCGGACACGCTCACCACCTCCAAGCCGGAATTCGAGTTGAAGGTGCAGAAGTACGGACAGAATGCCGTCACTCCACAGAACGTGTCGCGTGGCGACTTGGTGCAAGTGGTGTCCACCATTACGAGCGCCAACAAGGATAAGGCAGCCTTCCAGCCAAAGGGCATCAAGTACGCAGTCGAAGGCGCAACCAGCCAGTTCACCACCATCGACAACGACGGTATCCTCCGTTGCGGTCTCGACGAAACCGCCGAAACCCTCAAGGTCACTGCGCAGGCCACCTATATTGACCCGAAGACACCTGAGATTGATCAGACGGTTTCCGCCGCACTATCCGTGCCGGTGGTTGGTGAATGGCTTGGTGGTTGGAAGACGGGAGCCATTGCATCCATTGAGATTCAGGGCGAAAAAACCGTCAAAACCAACGGGAAACTCGCGCTTAAGGCGATTGCCGTTAAGACGGACGGCAATAAGGCGGACGTGACCAATCTCGCCATGTGGTCTGTAGACCAGCACGCCACCATCACGCCAAATGGCGTGTTGACCGGAACCGGCGCGGGATCCGCCAACGTCACCGTGAAGTTCGCGGGAGAAACGGGCATGACGCAGATCACCGTCAACGCCTGACATTAGGCTTTAACCGGTAAAATAGGTGTAGATAGACTGTTATCCACACCTATTATTTTTAGGAGGATATATGAGCGCCAACGATTTGCCCATCAATTTCAGTTATGCGAAATGGACGCCAAACACGAGATTCAAACTGTGCAACGTGCCGTGGGACATGGGCTATAGAGATATCGTCAAATGGGATAGACAGGCTCAACAAGAGTATTTCAACCGTTTGGACGGTATCGAGTTCACGAACTGCACCATGTCAAAATATGGACTGCCCGTGAGACTGCCCGTGCCTTTCGCGCAAGCGTGCCAATATAATTATCTGATAGCCACGAACGACTACGACTTCGACACCCCCCGCAGTTGGTATTATTTCGTCCAAACATGCGACTACGTGAACGCCAATACCACACAACTCAACATTCAGTTGGACGTGTGGCAGAGCTTCCAACATGACATTCAACTGGGCAACGCCTATGTGGAACGCGGCCATGTGGGCGTAGCCAACGAGAATGCGTGGAAGGACTGGGGTAAAACCTATTTGGATCTGCCAGAAGGACTCGACACCGGCAAATGCACCGTGCTCACGAATGAATCATGGAAGCCGCTCTTGGATATTGGCGAACATGATGGGGTAAAATACACGTCCTATGGACTGATTATCGTAAGCACTACAGATCTGGAAACGGATACGGGCACGAAGAATAATCCGACGGTCAATACCGCCACGGGTAGCGCGTTCGAGAGTCAGTTGAACGGTACCAGCATGTATTATTTGGACACTCCAGCCGATATAGCCACATTCTTTGCCGAAGGTATGAACGCCCCGTGGGTTACGCAGGGTATTTGCGGCATTTATGCCGTGCCCCATTTGCCGCAAGCCCTATTGGACGGTCAGCCGAAAAAAACGGAACTCTTCGGACACTCGGTAGGTTTTATTGGCAATTGTTGGGAACTGCGCAAACGAAACGACAATAGCAACGCACGCTATACGGATATCCTCGATATTAAGAATTTTCGGGACGTATTCCAGCTTCCAGCGCGATATAAGTACCTGAAAAAGTTTCTTACAGCACCTTACGCCTATATCGAATGCAGTTGCTTGAACGGCACTGTGATCACGTATGAGCCTGAGCAGATCCCATCGGCTGACCTGATCATCCGCGAATCATGGAATTACGCGCCGCCCTCCCTCCGACTCAACTTTTACGCACGCGGCTACCATGCAGGAAACTTGGGCGAACGTCAACCATTGCCGGACGGCAAAGGACTGCCCATCGATACGGGTGAAATGCTCAACGCTAGTTTCGGCATTACGAATTTTCCCACCTTCATGACCGTCAACAACGGTTCGGCTCTCGCTCTCGCAAACAGTGCCTACACGCGCCAATACGCGCAACAATCCGCCGACTGGGGATATCAGAAAACCCAAATGGGCATTAATAATGCGTACGCTCAGGCACAATTGGGCACCCAATACGCGAGTGCGCAGAACAGGCTCGGCACGTCGAACCGTAATGCCATGAATGCGATCAGCAACCAGAGCGCGCAGATGGGTACCGATTTGACGTTAAAGAATCTCGGATTTAATAACCAGATGGCGCAGTTGAATACGATTGGTTCGGGTGTGGCGAACGCTGTAGGTTCAGCCGTCACGGGCAATATTGGCGGTGTCGCCGGTGCCATTGCTGGCACGGCGATCGGCGCATGGACGAACCAGCAAACCTACAATAACAACGTGTCAACCGCTAACCAGCAACTTGCGAACACGCAAACCACGAACAACGCCAGCACGTCACAGGCCAACGCCTACTCGCTTGCGCAAACCAATCTGAGCAACCAACAGACCATGCAACTCGCGGATATGAACCGGCAGTTGGCGCAGGCCACCGCGCAGGGCGATTACGAAAACACGATCGCCGGTATCAACGCGCAGGTACAGCAAACCCAAACAGTGCCGCCCACCACGTCGGGCGCGTTGGGCGGTGACGCCTTCAATCTGGCCAACGGCTTGATCGGTGTAATGGTGCGTTTCCGGCAGATACCGCCCGCCGCCATGCAAGCTATCGGTGAAGTGTGGCTGCGATATGGCTACTATGTGCAACGGTTTATGAAATTGCCTGAAAATCTTATGGCCATGTCCAATTTCACCTATTGGAAACTGCATGAGTTGTATGTGCGTAGTTCGACGTGCCCCGAAGAGTATCGATTGACGGTCAAGGGTATTTTTGAGAGTGGTGTGACCGTGTGGACTGACCCCGAGAAAATCGGCGTCACCGATTACGCTGACAATACGCCACTGGCCGGTATCGAATACTAGATATAATGGAGAGAGTCAAGAAAACTCTCTCCATTACTTATATAGGACGGTGATTATGGGCAAACGCAATAACGCGCGTAAGGCCGCGCACTGGGACAATCAGAGCGTACTCGGCAGTATGTGGGGCAATCTTAATCTGCCTGAAATGCGGCAATCCCTTCGTATCAACCAGTATATGAAGCTGATTGAAATGCTGGCCGTAAGCCGGTTCAAATGGATTAACCTACCACCATATATTGACGAACGCTATTTGGAGCTCACCTTATTCGAGAATGGTCTAGCCCTCTTTTTCCCCGACAAACGTAAGGGCGTCAACCGGTTCATGGTCACAGCGGGCAATATCGGCGGGGTGAACAACTACAATAATCCAACCTCGTTCCAGCCGGTAGCCACGAATTATTCACACCCGCAGATCGGAAGCAAGGAATGCGTGCCCATCTGGGATAACCAGTTGCGTTGCACCATGATCGACGTCATGTGGAATTACGCCACACGACTCGCTATCGCAGATCGTGCTTTGGACGTCAACTTGGACAATATTTCAGTGCCGTTGATTATCGCCACGTCCGAAACCAACAAGTTGACCGCCCAAAATTTGATGAAGGCAAGGGAAGATGGTGACCCATACATTTACACCTACGACTCGGCGGATATTACGGGCATGTTCCAGACGTTTCCGAACGTGACCCCGTTTTTGGCGGATAAGATCATCACCACGAAAACGCAGATCTGGAACGAGCTTGTCAATTACCTTGGTATCGACAATTCAACCACCGAGAAGAAAGAACGGCTGCTTGAATCGGAAGTCACGGCTGGAAACAGTCGTACGAACGTGTTCCGATTGAGCTATTTGAAGGCGCGTCAGCAGGCGTGCGATACGATTAACCGATTGTGGCCGCAAATGGCTGATTCAGGTTATCCCATCGGTATCGAATGGAACGACACCACAAGTGGCGGACTCTTGGACGTGGACGGCAACAAGGAAGAGGAATAATCATCATGGTGCAAGACTTGAGCATGTATGCCATCAAAGACAGCATGGCAGACTATACGCTGACCTTGGGTAATCTGATAGACCGTGGTTTTGATACGGACGAAAAACTACATTTGAGCGCTCAATATTATCCGATTTTCGACGAAACGTATAGGGCGAAGTTGAACGAGAAAATCGTAGCGCACTACGCACTTAGGGAAATTGGTTCGGAAACGCCGCAAATGTTCGTATTTTATTTGGGGCGTACCATGCGAGAGCAAATGGACTATTATAATCAGCTCTATTTGTCGGCACAGCGTAAGTTCGACCCGTTCATCACTTCAGATATTAAGCAGACTATGGATTCGACCAGTACGAATGAGTCGAGCGGCAAATCTACGGGGGAACAATCCAATACGTCCACGGCCAACAGTACGTCCGATACTACGGCCGACAATTCGAGCATGACGTTCAACAGCGAGTTTCCGCAAACCCGTATCGACGATTTTCGCAAGTATGCCACCACCGCATCACAGACGGACTCCACCGGCAACACGCACACTAGCACACAGCAGGACAGCACCGCCACCGCAACCAGCACCAGCAACACCGACTATGCGCACTCCTCAGACAAAGGAAACAGCACGTCGCATACGCTCGGTACCAGCGGTTCGCAATCCCAGCTCTTGCAGGACTGGCGCAGTACCATGCTCAACATTGACATGATGGTCATTAACTCGTTGGAAGGCTTGTTTTTGGGGGTATGGGGCAGTGGCGACAACATGACCAACGTACCGCAGTTGTACAGCACGTCACTCGCCTATAACCTAGGTCATTAGAGTATACTGGATTTGAGACAGATTGGAGGATTCATGGACGGATTTAACACATGTGCCGCACCGTTGGATATTGACCCGCGGCAACGGTATTTCACGACGGTTCAGCCGTTTTCGTACCGTGATACGCTCACCGTGCTCGGCTATGTGCAGGAAGTGGCCGGACACTTGGACGAGCTGCGCGAACAGTTGGACAATCTCGCCAAAGACGAAAACGCGGACGTTGAAGCCATCAAACAGTTGGTGGCCGGTTTCAATGAACAGTTCGAGCGTATCAACAAAACCTTGGATGATTTGGAGAAGCAGGTTGGCCAGTATGAAGATTCGGACTTAACCTACAATCCGACTCGTGGTAAGTACGAAGATTCCAAGAACACGAATCGCGACATGTTCCGTGAGTTGGCTGTGTTCGGTGCGCGCGTTAACCAGATGGCGCAACTCTCCGTGCCAATGGCGTCCGCGCATACGTGCCTTGAGATGGCCGTGCTCGGTAACAAAACCATTTTCCATAACGACGAGCCACGTATTACGCCGCGTGACGTGCATGTGGATGACGGGGAGCCGGTCACGGCATTGACGGTGGAAAATCTCGCCAACGGTGTCGTGCAAAACAATTTCATGAAAACACATGAATAACCAACAATACAACAGGAGGAAAAATGACTCAGAAAACCACGAATTATAATCTTGAAAAGTATGACGCTACGGACGCGCCAAACCTTCAAGGCCAGTACAACCGTTCGATGGACATTCTGGATACGACGTTAAAAACACAGTCGGACAGAATCGACAACATTCCAACACCGGAAGCCCTACCGGAAGGATTGAAGGCGTTCACCACCGCTCTCGGATTGAGCGCATCGAACGCTGGCGCACTCGGTACCGCGCTCAATCACTTCCTGAACCGTGTTCCCGCCACCGGTGGCGGACAGTACACCGTCAAGAACCTTAATGACACGAAGGTTACTGCCGAAGGTCTGCCGTTCGTCTCCACCACCTCTTCCGGAAAGTAACGTATTATGGCAGATAACCCGCAAGCAACCCCCGTTGACATGGCCGCGTATGACGTGACCCGACACTGGGGGTTGCCCCTCTACAATGACGCAACCCCAATGGACATGCGAGACGGATACAATCATGCCATGCGCATGATAGACCAGATTCTCACCCAGTTACAGACTCAGATTCGAGAAAAGGACTGATACAAATGGCAACCGTGTATACGAAAACCGATAATTACGGGTTGAACCTCTACGGGGACAATGACCCCGCCGACTTGAGGGACGGCTATAACAACTCCATGCGCACCATCGATACGACGATGGAACAGCATCTCAATCGTATCGAAGGCGTGGAAGCGCGTGAAACCCATGATGAAACGGTCATGAAGGCACTGCTTGTGGATAACACGGTGGATAAGGCTACCGCCGCGAAAACCAAATGGGATAAGTCAAGTGCGGACGCCGCCGCCGCCGCAAGCAAGGCCGACAGCAATACGGCAATCCTCAACGCGCTCGGCGCGGATTCCACCGTCAACGCCGCCGCCGAAAAAACCAAGTGGAACAACGCGGCAACTACCGCCACCGGCAACACTCAGGCATTGACCGCGCTCGGAAGCAACACCACCGCCACCGCCGCCGCCAATAAAAGCAAGTGGGATAAGGCCGCTACACGAGTCGAAGAACTCGCCCGCGCCCGCGTGGACAGTAAGCTTGACTCCCATTTCATCATTCATGCGCACCGTGGCTCATACCGGTTCCCCGAAAACACCATGGAAGGAATCATGTGGGCGGTCCGTCACGGATACGTGCCGGAAGTCGACGTGCAACTCACGTCGGACGGTGTGCCCGTCATTCTGCATGACACGTCCACCGCCCGCACCATGACGGGAACCGCGGCCAATGTGTCCTCCATCACCTACAAGGACTTCATGAGCCGTGAAGTCAAGGCGAAAGTGCATGGTGGCAATACCGGCAGGCCGGTGAGCATGGAACAGGTGCTACAGGCTGTGGGGGATAGTCCCGTCGATTTTGAAATCAAGTCATTGACCAATGAAACTACGGACGCAATGCTAGAACTGCTGCGAAAGTATAACGTCACCGCAATCCACGAATTGACCTCATTCAGTTGGGAGCAGTGCGTTCGCGCAGTGGAAGGCGGGGTGAAATACGTGTCGTATGCGTGGGATGTGGACGCCATGCCACACTCTTGGACGGATATGAAGAATGCGGGTATTTTCTGCGGCAATCCACGCGAAGACAAACTCACCTCTTCAATGGTCAACGCCGCGCACTCGGCTGGAGTCAAAATCAATCCGTGGCTCATCAACGACCCCGTAGCTTACGAGCGTGTCACCACGCTCGGCGTGGACGGTATCACCTCCAATTGGCCGGATTACGCCAGTGGACAGCTGGAACGCAACTTCACGCCATTCAGTACGGGGCAGAACGTTTTCATGCGCCCGAACTATGCTCCGCAAGGCGGCGCGGTGTCTCAAGAAGTGTCGGACAGTGTCAGGGCGAAAAGTTCGTATCTCGCACCAGACGGGCTTTTTCAATTGGGTGATGCAGATTCTCAGATGCTTGTGGAATTGGTTGAATGCGGTACGGTATCCCTGCCGGTCAGTATCGACCTTGAAGGATTCGAGTCCAGAGTGCAGATTGGTGAAAACGGTGACACGAAGAACATTGCGGTAATCGCAGTGAAGGAATCCACTCCCATCGGCCAGTTCAACGACAAGGCGACGGCTGGACAAGTCGGTATCATTGCGGGCGTTCGACGTAGTGGCGCGACATTCGGCGGTTTCTATCAGGACAATAGAGAAACGGTGGCATTCGACAACACTCCAACAGTGTCCCCGTCCGTGCCGAACGATAAGGCGGTGGGAGTGCATGCAAGTTTCGTGCTCGACCGTGACCATGCTCGAATCATTTGGGCGTACTCCAATGGGCAGTCGGGCGACGTGACTACGGGAAATAATAAGGGCGTCACATTGCCGGATACCGACAAGTACCGATTGTTCATCCGTCTTGCACGCAATTTCAAGAGTGTGTGGAAGATCAGGGTTCGCCCAGCGGACGGACTCTTGTACGAGAGCTGACAGACGCCACTCGTAACTCATAGCCATACCACTATAATGGTGGTATGGCTATTACTTTCTCTCAATGGGTTGACCAGACGAAAAACCGGTTCTGGGATATGGACGGTGCTTATGGGGCGCAATGCTGGGACTTGTGGGCAAAATACAGCATGGACATGCATGGCATGAGTATTCAGGACTGCATTACTCCCACTGGCTATGCGGGAGGATTGTACACCGCATACCCCGTGTCCGCACGGTGCGAACAAGTATACGAACGGATCCCAGCAGACGGATACTCGCCGGTAGCAGGTGACGTAGCCATATGGGGATACGGCACCTATACCCCGTACACTCATGTGGCGATAGTCGCGGCAGATGGCGTGCAAAACGGGAGCATTTACGTGATCACCCAGAATCCTGATGCAAGCGCGTTAAAATGGTTTACCACCGTAGGATTGTTAGGTTACTTGCACCCGCGTACCATGCCGAAACCGGACGTCAACAATCCGACCGGCGACAACAATCAAGGAAACCCCGACACGTCACGCGGGGGCGCGTGGATACACTGGCAGGGTGACAATCTGTACTTGCATGAAACCGATAACAGTGGCGCTCGAACACGGATCTTCTACAGGACAACGGCCAATAATTTTTCGGAAAAAGCCTCCCTTGGTCAACCGTCCGACTCGCAAGGACAGGGGCACCCTTCCAGCTCGGTCAGTGCGGAAAACTCGTATGCCTTATATGTGGTAGGCACGGTGGAAGCTGGGCTACGCTGGGATGCGGTGGAAGCGGCCAACTTGCAGGGTATCGGCATAGCCCAATGGAGCTTCGGACGCCGACTACAAGTGCTCAATGCCATGAAGACGGTAGACCCAACCGGCTATACTGCGTTCAAAGCGGCTGCACCACAGATCGCGGCACTCATGGAATCAGGTGGTGAGTTTACGCGCAATCTCACTCAGGCGGAAGCCACGGCATTCCAGACATGGGCGCGACGTAGTGAGTCTCATGAGGGTCAGCGCAAACAGTTTGCCGAGGATTACGCCGGATACCCACAGGAATATGATGATGATAAAATGCAGATACTGTGGGTTACGGCATATCACCAGTCGCCCGCCAATGCATTGAAGGTGCCGAAAGCGTCGAATCTCGCACAGCTTAAAGCCAACATTTTGAATACGTATCCGTTCGGGCCGTATGGCAATCGCTATAATCAGGCGTACTCGCTGTTAAGTGTGTGGGATGGGAAATCGAATCCGCCCGCATTCTAATGTGTGGTATAATAATGCTTGTCGGCATGTGATGACTTTCCCTTGAGCCGACCGTAACTAGTGGGAGCGTAACGGTGGTCATGACGTTACGCTCCCATTGTTTTAGGAGGTGAGCATATGGCATTGCAAACATTGGCTGAAGATGATTACTACGACTTGCATAATCTGCTCACCCGAAACGCTCCGTGGAATTTCGTGATCGGCGCACGCGGACTCGGCAAAACGTTCGCCGCGAAACGATACGGTATCAAGGAATATCTCAAACACGGCCACGAGTTCATCTATCTTCGTCGCACGGACGTGGAACAACACCGTAAGGAAACGTTCTTCAGGGACATTCAAGAGTTCTTCCCCCAATACGAGTTTCGTGTGAATGGCGAAAAGGGACAATTGCATAAGACGTCATGGGATGAAAAGGACTGGCGTATATGCTGCTACTTCGTAGCGCTCTCACAGGCAGGTGGACTAAAGTCAGTCGCCTACCCTAAAGTTCACTTGATTATTTTCGATGAGATTTTCCCCGACAATCTCAGATTCTTAAGCAATGAGGTAAACAGTTTTTCCGAGTTCTACAACACCGTTGACCGATGGCAGGATAGGACAAAAGTATTGTTTTTATCTAACGCGGTGCAGAAGGCTAACCCGTATTTCGCCAAATACCGGCTTGACATTGGAGCCCAGCAGGCCAACCAGCAACAATATAAGCTCTATTGCGGAGGGTTTATATGTCTCGAACTGGCCGACTATGGCGGTTTCTCGGCAAAAGTCGCACAATCCAAGTTCGGCAGATTCTTGGAGCAGTACGACGGTGATTACGCCGACTATGCGATCAGAAACAAGTTCCGTGACGAGTCTGACACGTTGCTAGCCCCCATACCCAGCGATGGCGAACTCTCATATATTCTGGATACCACCGACTATGCGCGATTCGGAATATGGATAAGCGTATCCGAACGTGACGGGCATGTTTCACAATATGTTTCACGTCGGATTCCAAAAGACAATACCAGACCCATCTACACACTCGAACCCAATCATGTAGACGAAAAAACATGGTACGTCAAAAAGTCAGATGATATCATAAGGCGACTCACCACCGGCTATCGGCTTGGTAAAATCAGATTCGACGATTCACAAGTAAAAGCCGACTTTGGGCTTATTATTGGAGAATTACTAGGAAAATAAGGAGAATAATATCAATGACAATGACGGCAGCCGACGTTTGGTGTGTGTTCGCGGTAGTCTTTTTCATCATAGTGGACTACGTGACCGGACTCGCTAAAGCAATACTCAACGACACGTTGAGTTCACGGAAAATGCGGCAGGGCTTATGGCATAAGTTCGCCTACCTCATGCTCGTCATAGTCGCCTACTTTGTGGACATGATTAACTTGCACGTAGACCTAGGTTTGCCGGTCAGCGTATTCGTCTGCACCGTGGGCGGCATTAGTCTCATCGAACTTACCTCCATTTTGGAAAACATTACCGCCATCAACCCAGAATTAGCGGACGCACCCTTTATGAGCGTGTTCGCCAACACCACTACCCCCAAACATAAGAAGGAGGACTAACATGAATATTCAGGAATGGATGAACTCAGTAAACGGACATGTTGTGGACATGGACGGTGCGTACGGTGGGCAATGCTGGGACTTATGGAGTTCCTACGCTCGAAACGTATACGGGATTCCAGCCGCCGACACCAACACCGTAGACGGATACGCCGCAAGCGTCTACACCGCACGATTCTACAATTCTCGCGCACTGCAAGACGTTTTCACCAAAGAACGTGCCGACTATACGCCGGTTTACGGTGACGTAGCCTTTTGGAGCGGTAATGGCATGAACCACGTCGCCATCGTAGTTAAAGACAATGGCAACGGCACCCTCAACACCATGTCGCAAAACCCCAACAAAGCCGGATACGTCACGCTAAGCAAAAACGGTATCATCGGCTACTTCCACCCACGCTCAGCAAGCGCACCGGCACCAGCGCCAGAAAACAATACCGTAACCATCATCCCACGCACCTACAAAGTCAACGTGGACACGCTCAACGTACGCTCAGCACCGTCCACTTCAGCACCAGTAGTAGCCCAGTATCGCTATGGACAAACCGTCAACCTAGCCGAAGGTGGCACAATCGCAGACGGATACATTTGGGCACACTACACGGGCGGTTCAGGAGCAACACGATATGTCGCACTCGCACCCGCCGACAAAACAGCATGGTACCTCGTGTTCGCCTGAGTTGACAGCATAAGAAAAGCCCCTAGGTTGATAGCCTAGGGGCTTTCTTATTACCACGTACGAGCGAACGCTTCAATATCCTCAGCGGAAAATAGAAGCGGATCGTCATCCGATTCATAAGGTAATAAGAACTGATACGAATCATACTGAGCCACGCCATAATCATCAACAGCTTGGTCACGGTCAATACTGCTTGTAATACCATCCTCGAAGCCAAGGAGTGTTACAGACTGATCAACCCACAGCGTAGCGAGAAGCTCGTTCTTTTCCTTTGGGGTCATCATTTTATTTTTCCTTTCCCTTGAAGTCGATAACTACACTATAACACAAACAAACAAACAACACGCCCAAAAACAAAATGAAGCAAAAAAATAAAAGACACCTACCTGCCGTCCGGGAGGTAAGCTACGGTTACGTTACCGTAACTTAGCAGGACGTAGATTGTTGTATATACAACAATTGACACAGTGTCAATAAAAAAACGACACGCCGAAATAAAAAAAAGTTGACATACTGGAGTAAAAAAAATATAATAGGAGCGTACACAAAACAAAGCGTCAAGGAAGACACAGAACAAAAAAAAATAATACATAAATAAAAAAAACCACAAGGGAAAATCTTCACACAAACCCACACCC